TTGCTGCAATCTTAGACGTAACCACATAATTGGTTTACTATATGGGGTAGCTATCTACCCCTTTTTTTTATGAAAATAAAGTGTTTAAAAAATGTATGTGCAAGTGGTGTTGGTTTAGAAGCTGGCAAAACATATGATGTATCTAGTGCAGATGCTTCTTTCCTTATTAGTATTGGTAAAGCCGAGGAATATAAAGAAACACCAAAACCAAAAAAAACAACAACTAAAAAATAATGGCACTTGTTGAGGACAGTACAACACTATCTGCATACCTTGAAGATTTTGGTGTAAGTTGTACATCAGGTTCCACAACTGCAAAAGCTATTTTAGAGCAGCCAGATTTAGTATTAGCAGGTAATCAAATAATAAGTACAGATTATCAACTTACTGCAAAAGTATCTGATTTTGGCAATCTTATAGCTGGTGCAAGAATTACTATAGATAATTCAGTTTATTTTGTTAGAGAAGTTAGAAAGCTAGATGATGGTAATTTTTGTGAAATTGCAATACAGAAAAGATGACTACTAAAAGAGAAAAAATACTAGCACAGTTATTTAAGGTATTAGATGACATAACTGTTACTACAAATATTAATGTATATAGATCAAGAGTTGTACCATTATCTAGAGGTGAAGTACCTGCAATAGTTATAGAACCAGTTAGTGATACAGTTGAACAAAATACATCACTACCTACATTAGATCATTCTTTAACTGTAAAAGTAAGCGTGATTGTTAGAGGTGAAATACCAGATCAGCAATCCGATGAAGTAGTTGAATTAGTACATAAAACAATAATGGCAGATTTAACTGTTAACAGTAATGCTATAGACTTACAGCCTTCAGATACATCATTTGAATTATTAGACGCAGATCAGCCTGGAGGAGTAATAGATATACAATATATAGTGCGATATAGAACAGAAGTAGCTGATTTAACTCAATAGATGGTGTTTATTACTAAAAACCTATATTATAGAGACATACTGATTTAATGTAACAATGCCAAAGCTACACAGAAAAAGAAGCATACTAGCTAAAGCAGAGTCTAGTTATGGAAGTGACCCTACACCTACTGGTTCTGCTAACTATGTGCAGGTTATAGATTTAAATATAGAACCTATTGTAAGTGATGAAGTTAGTAGAGATTTAATAAGGCCATATATGGGTAATTATGAAGTAATACCAGCTAATACAAGAGTTAACGTAACTTTTGATGTGGAAATGTCAGGGTCTGGTACTGCTGGTACAGCCCCAAAATATGGAGCAATATTAAAGGCTTGTGGTTTATCAGAAAATATAACTGGTGGCAATACAGTTACATATGCACCAGTAGCTACTCCATCAGACAGCGTTACATTATATGTTAATTATGATGGCATAAGACAGAAGGTAACAGGTGCTAGAGGAACATTTAGTATAAATTGTGAGGTTAACAACATACCACGTATATCTTTTTCTTTAACTGGATTATTCACAGCACCTACTGATACTGCTTTACCAACTGTAACAGTAAGTAATCAGGCATCACCATTAATATTTAAAAATGGCAGCACATCTAACTTTTCTATATTTGGTTTTTCAGCAGCATTACAAAGTTGGAATTTAGATTTTAATAATGAAGTTATATATAGAGAATTAGTTGGTGGTACAAAAGAAGTATTAATTACTGACCGTAGACCTTCTGGGACAGCCGTTATTGAAAACCCTGCATTGTCAGCACATAACTTTTTTACAGATTATACTGGCACATCAACTGGCACAAACACTTGGCTACATGGAACTACAGCAGGTAATAAGGTTACTGTTTCTTGTCCACAAACTGATTTAGGTCAGCCTACCTATGAAGAATCAGATGGTATAACAATGCTTAATTTACCTTTTATGGCAACACCTACTGCATCAGCAAATAATGAATTTAGTCTTGTCTATACATAAAAAAGGGTATACCCTAGTTATTAGATACTAAATTTTTATGCCTTTTGTAATAGATCAGAGTCCTACTTATAAATGGAAAGTAGAAGTAAAAGTTAATAAAGATGGTGAAGTATCAACAGAAATATTTACTGCACACTTTAAAAATATTTCACAATCTAGATTTAGAGAAATGGTAAAAATGATTGAGGATAAACAGATAGAAGATGTAGATGTTGCAAAAGAAGTTTTACAAGGTTGGGAAGATTTAGAAGCTAGTGATGGTTCACAAGTGCCATTTAATAAAAGCACTTTAAATCAATTATTAGAAGTAAGAGGATTTGCAACAGCAGTAGGCTTTGCTTTTATGCAATCTAATGAAGAAATATATGTAAAAAACTAATACAGGCAGGTGAATATTGGGCTGTTGGTTCAACTGTCATAGATAAAACAGCAGAAGATGATGCAGTATTAGGCATAAAATCACAAAAAAAAAATGTAGATGATAATTTTTATGTATTAAAAGAAAATTGGATATATATAGAAATGTTTTTACGTTGTCAGACACAATGGAGAGTAGGTATGAGTGGCATTATTGGTTTAGACTATACATCTGTCACAGAAATGATTAAACTATATGGTATAGAAGATTCTGTAGTTATGATTGAAAAAATACAAATCATCGAATCTGCTGCATTACAAGCAATGAATAAGGAATAATATGGCAAAATTTGATTTAGTAGTAGCAGCAAAAACTGTAGGTGCAGGTTCTATAAAAAGATTAGGTAACTCTATGCAGGGAGTTACAGGAAGAGTAAAAAATTTAAGGCTTGCTATGGGTGGTCTTAATAAAACATTTGGTGCATTTGGTTTAATAATTTCAGGTGGTGCTTTTGTAGGACTTGTAAAAGGTGCAATAGATAGTGCAGATAGTTTTGGTAAGTTGGCAGATCAAACAGGTATTGCTGCAAACAGCTTACAAGCATATACAAACGCTGGAAAATTAGCTGGTGTTGGTCAGGAGACTATTGATAAAGGTCTTAGAAGGCTTGCACAATCTATGAGAGAAGCAGACCAAGGTGTTGCAACATATAGTGACAGCTACAAAGCACTTGGTATTTCTGTTAGAGATAGTGACGGTAATTTAAAAAGCAGTGAAACAGTTTTAGGTGAAATAGCAGATAGGTTTGCTGATTTACCAGATGGTGCAACAAAAGCAGCTATATCTATGGAAATTTTTGGTAGATCAGGTGCAAGTTTAATTAATTTACTTAATGGTGGCAGTGCAGCTTTATCTGAATTTAACTACGCAGTATCAGATGAGTTTGCACAAAACGCAGAATTTTTTAATGACCAGATAGCTGTATTAGGTATACGTTTTGATGGTTTTAGAAAACAACTAGCAGATGCCTTATTGCCTACACTTAATAATTTAATAGGTGTATTTAGTGATTTATTTAGTTCACAGCAAGATTTTACAATGTTGTTTGACGCAATAGGTTTTTCTATAAAAACTGTCAGTGCTGCTATATTTACAACTATTGCAGGTTTTAAGTTTTTAGGTCGTGTTGTTACTGATATTCTAAAAATTATAAATGAAGCAAGAAAAGGTAATTTTAAAGGTGCAATAGGTATTGGTCAAGAAGGTTTAGCAGATACAAAAGAACAATTTAAAGAAGATATGAAAGTATTTAATGATATTTTTACAGGCACAGAAAATGCACCTGCAACATATTTTAGAGAAGGTACAAAAAGTGTTGAAGAATTTGCGACAGCTATTACACAATCATTTGGTGGTCAAATGCAATCTAAGTTAAAGAGTTTTAATGACAGTATAAAAACAATACAGGAATCTATGGCAGATGTTGTTGTAAAAGGTATTAAAGGTATGGAGGATGCTCTAGTTAATTTTGTTATGACAGGTAAATTAAATTTTAAAAATTTAGCAAATTCTATAATTTCTGATATGGCACGTATTGCTATACAACAGACAATAACAAAACCTTTTACTAATTTTATAGAAGGTATTTTTGGTAACGCAAATGGTAATGCTTTTGTAGATGGTAAGGTGCAGAAATATGCTTATGGTGGCACAGTAGTCCGTAAACCAACTTTATTCCCTATGGCAAATGGTGGCGTAGGTCTTATGGGTGAGGCAGGTGCAGAGGCTATATTACCTTTACGCAGGGGTAGTAACGGAAAATTAGGGGTGCAATCAACAGGTGCTAATATGAACACTACAGTTAATGTTACCGTTAATGCTGATAGTACTTCTGTTGAGGGAGACTATGATAAGAGTAAGCAATTAGGTAAAGCTGTTGCTGCTGCCATACAACAGCAATTAATATTAGAACGAAGACCAGGAGGTTTATTACATGGCTAGTTGGGATAGTTCTGTAAATATACAACCTGATTATAATGCTACAGAAAGGCATCAACCTACTGTTAGAGAAGTTAGATTTGGTAATGGGTTTATTAAATCAATGGTTTTTGGCTTAAATCAAGATTTGGCTAGATGGGATTTAAGTTTTAGTAATTTATCAACAACAGAAGCAAATACCATTAAAAATTTTTTAAGGGATCGCAAAGGTAGTGAAGTTTTTGATTGGACTGCACCATATGCTTCTTCTTCATCTAAATATAAATGTAAAAATTGGAGTATTACTATACCCTATGCTAATAGATATACAATAACTGCAACTTTTGAAGAGGTGGCAATACCATAATGGCAGTAGCATCATGGACACAAAATACAGCAATAGCTTTAGGTGTCATAAGACGAGCTACAGCAGTAAATAATAATGGTTTATTCTTTAAATGTACTACGGCTGGTACAACAGGTGCTACACAACCAGAGTGGCCTAAACAAGTTGGTGATACTATTACTGATAATACAGTTGTTTGGACTGCTATTAGTAGCACTTATGAAGATCTTTCTGTATTAAGTCCTAATGCAATAATTGAATTATTTGAAATAAGGCCAGTACAGAATTTGCATAATACAAGTACACCTATAAGGTTTCATAATGGTTGTAACGCTAATGTTACTGGTGATATTGCGTTTGGAGGTCAAACATATTCACGAATGGCTATAGAAGCTGATGGTTTTACACAAACAATAACTGGTTCTTCTCCAAGACCTACATTAACAGTTGCTAATACTGACCATCTAATTACTTTTTTACTAAATGACATAAATAAAAATAACATTGGTAATGATTTAGGAGGTGCAGAAGTGAGACGTATTAGAACACATAAAAAATTTTTAGATGGTGAATCTACAGCAGATCCATATGCACAACATCCGATTGAAATATGGATAATAGACCGCAAATCAAGTGAAAATATGAGTATTGTACAATTTGAATTAGCAATGGAAGTTGACCAACCTAATAAATACTTACCAAAAAGACAACTTATAGGTAATTGTTGTCAATGGGAATACAGAAGTTCTGAATGTTCCTACACAGGTAATAATTACTTTAATAAAGATGATGTTCCAGTAAGTACTTTGGCTGCTGATGTTTGTGGTAAAAAATTAACTAGCTGCAAAAAAAGATTTGGTGAAAATGGTGTCTTACCTTTTGGTTCTTTTCCTACTGCTGGTAAAACACGATGAAACTAACAGAAAATATAAAAAAACTAGCATTACAACACGCAAAAGATGAAAGTCCAAAAGAAAGTGTTGGTTTAGTTCATATTGTTAAAGGTAAGGAAAGATATTTTAAATGTAATAATTTAGCAGAAACCCCAAAACAACAATTTATTTTAGATCCTGATGACTATATAAAAGCAGAAAAACAAGGTGAAATAACTGCAATTATACATAGTCATCCTAATTCAAGTCATAAACCAAGTTACGCAGATAAAGCAGCTTGTGAAAAAACAGGCAAACAATGGTTTATTGTTAATCCACATACTGAATTATGGTCAGGTTGTAAGCCAACTGGTTATGAACTTCCTTATGTTGGAAGACAATTTTTTCATGGAATAGTTGATTGTTATACGTTAGTAAGAGATTTTTATAATAAAGAATTTAATATTAAATTAAATGATTATTTTAGACGAGATCAATGGTGGGAAAAAGGTGAAAATATGTATTTAGATAATTTTAAAAAGGAGGGGTTTTATGAAATATCTTTAAAAAATATAGAATATGGTTCTGTAGTCTTAATGCACTTAGAGGCTAATGTACCTAATCATGCTGGCATATATTTAGGCGATAATGTGATTTTACATCATGTACAAGGTAGGCTATCTAGTAGAGATGTATATGGCGGTTATTTTATTCAAAGCACAGCAAAAGTATTAAAACATGAAAAAAATTAAAGTTTACGGTGAATTAAAAAAATTTTTAGGTCAAGGTACTTTTTATTTTGATGTAGCTACACCATCACAGGCACTAAAAGCCTTATTTGTAAATTTTAAGGGTCTTGAGAAATGGATTTTAGATAATGATAAAAATGGTGTTGTATACAAGGTTAAAGTTGGAACAGAAGAAATTGGAGAAGACAATATAACTGATCTTGCTATACCTTTAGGTACAAATGAAGTTTTTTCAATAGCACCAACAATAACTGGTGCTGGTAGCGGAGTTGGAAGGTTTCTTACAGGTGCATTAATATTTGGAGCTAGTTTTTTTATACCTGGTGGATGGACAATAGGTACTTTTGGTCTTGCTGGAACTATAGGTGTACAGGCTACTGTTGCTAAAATTGGTGCTTTATTAATGATTTCTGGTGCAGCAGAAATGCTATCACCACAACCAGAAATTCCAGCAGAATTAAATCAACTACAAAATTTTAGCTTTAGTGGTATATCTAATGTAGATTTAGTTGGCACACCAATACCTATTGTTATGGGTCGTGCTTTTTGTGGTAGTGTAATTATAAGTACAGGTCTAGACGTAGATCAGGTAATAGAATGAAATATATACGTGGTGCTGGTAGTGGTAAAGGTGGAGGTAATAAAACTCCTGTTGAGGCAGATGATTCATTACAAAGCATCCAAATGGCTAATGTCATGGATCTTATTTCAGAAGGCGAAATACAAGGATTAGACAATGGCTTTAATAGTATTTTTTTAGATGGAACTCCAGTACAAGATGTTAATGGAAATAATAATTTTACAGGGTATCAAATTGAAACACGTAATGGCACACAAATACAACAATATATATCAGTACCTTCTAACGATGGAGTTCAGGGTAGCGAAATAGAAGTAGGGCAAAACATTGGATTGCCTGTTGAATTAATAAGAGGTACAGGTACAAATCCAAATGTTACTGTAAAACAAATAAATAATAATGCTGCTACAAAAGTAAGGGTTACTATTTCTATTCCAGTATTAAGAAAGATTGAAAGTGATGGAGATATTGTAGGTACTTCAGTAAAAATAAAAATTAGAGTTCAATATAGCGGTGGTAGTTATGCACTTGTAAAAGAGGATGAAATTAAAGGTAAATCATCTAATAATTATCAACGTGATTATGTATTTCCTTTAACTGGATCTTTTCCTGTAAACATTGAGTTATCTAGAATTACTAACGACTCAACAAGTACAAAACTTTCTAATAAAACATTTTGGAGCAATCTTACAGAAATTATTGATGAAAAACTTAGTTATCCCAACAGTGCTTTAGTTTTTTTACGGTTCGATAGCCGTCAATTCTCAAACATTCCAAGACGAAAATATTTAATACGTGGGCTAAAAACCCAATTACCGAGTAATGCTTCTGTTGATACCACAACACATTTAGGAAGAGTTACTTATTCTGGCATTTGGGATGGTACTTTTGGTGCTGCACAATGGCATAGTGACCCTGCTTGGCATTTATATAACTTACTAATAAATGATAGGTATGGGGTAGGTTTAAATGCTGCTACTTTAGATAAGTTTGATTTTTATACAATTAGTCAATATTGCAATGATTTAGTACCTGATCGGAAGGGTGGAGAGGAGGTTCGGATGGCTTTAAATATGGTTATAAATCAACGAAGACAAGTTTACGATGCCATAAAAGAATTAACATCAATTTTTAGAGGGATGACATATTACGGTGCTGGTAGTTTAGTTGTTACTCAAGATTCACTGCAAGATAGTAAATATTTAATTGGCAATTCAAATGTAGTTGACGGGGCTTTTGAATATACTGGCGTTTCACAAAAGGCTAGACATACTACTTGTACTGTTGCATATTCTAGTTACGACAAATTAGGAGAGGTAGATTATGAATATGTTGAAGATGTTGATGCTGTAGCTAAGTACGGAATTATTAATAAGCAACTTAAAGCACTTGGGTGTTATTCACAGGGGCAAGCACATCGTATAGGGTTATGGGTTATAAAAAGTGAGGCAATTTTAACTAGCACCGTATCATTTACAGTAGCAATAGAGTCAGGCATAATTTTAAGACCAGGTATGGTAATAGATATTGCTGATGAATTAAAAACTGGCTATAAACATACAGGTTATATAAGTACAGGATCTACTTCAACAGTTGTAAAAATAGATAGTGGTGAAAATATTTCTATCGATTTAACAAAAACTCCAGAAATGTCAATTTTGTTGTCATCTGGAATTGTTGAAAAAAGAACCATACAAAACATAGACGTTAATGCAAAAACAATAACTGTATCTACTGCATTTTCTGAGGTACCTAATCCTGAATCAGTTTATATTTTACAAAGTACTGAAGTACAACCTCTACAATATAGAGTTATAACAGTTGATGAACAAGAACAAGGTTTATATTCTGTTACGGCACTTGAGTACAATAGTTCTATTTATAATGCTGTTGACCAAGATTCTGCTATTACAACAAAAAATGTTACTGATTTATCAGCAGCACCAAATCCACCAACTGATGCAGTAGATAAAGAATTTTTATATAGTGACGGTCAAGGAGTGTTTGTTGGTTGTGATATAAGTTGGAAGCATGACATGAAACGTGTTTCTGAATTTGAAGTTACTTATAGAGTTGATAATGATAACTGGGCGACTGTAAGGACATCATCACCTTCTATTTCTTTAAGACAGGGTGGTAACTTTGGTGCATTAAGAGCAGGTGTTTTACAAGTTCAAATACAAGCTAAAAATTATTTAAATAAAAGCAGTACTATTTTAAGTCATACAGTTAATTTAGCTGGTAAAACTGCTGCACCTAGTTCTGTTCAAAATCTTACAATGATACCAACAAACGGTTTGGCAAGATTGCAATGGACACAAAGTGAAGATCTTGATGTAATCGTAGGGGGATTAGTTAGGTTAAGACATTCTCCTTTATTATCTGGAGTTAGTTGGGCTAATTCTTCATCAATACATAGTGATTTAACTGGTACTGCGAAAGAAGCATATTGTGATTTAAAAGAAGGAACTTATTTAGCAAAATTTGTTGATTCTGGTGGAAGAACAAGTGTTGATGCTGCTTATGTAGAATTTCAAAAACCTGATCTTAATAATTTACAAAATATAAATACACAAACAGAACATAATAGTTTTAACGGTAATAAAACTAATTTAGAAGTAGATTCTGGAGAGCTTGTTTTAAGTGCTAATGGTTCTGTTTTGCATACAACAGGTACATATTTATTTGCTAATAATCCTATAGATTTAGGTGATGTTTTCAGTATCTCTTTAGAAAGTAAATTAAAAGTAAGATCATTTTTTCCTAACGCTATAACTATAAATCAAATGGGTCTTGATTTTGACCCTAATGCTGCACCTAATACTACTGGTTTTGCAGCAGTGCCTTCTTTTACAGGCGACACTCCTGATAATGCTGATGTGAAACTTTATATTAGAACTACGCAAACAGCAACTAATGCATCACCTACATACACATCTTGGCGGCCTTTTAATAATGCTGAATTTAAGGCTAGAGGATATGAATTAAAAGCTGAATTTGAAACTAATGATTCTGCTGCACAATTAGCAATACAAGAATTAGAAGTTAAGAGCAATATGCCATTACGTACTATTAGTGGTACTGGCACTTCATCATCTAGTGGTGATGTAACAATATCTTTTGCTAATAAATTTGCAGCAAGTCCTGTAATTGGTATTACATTTAGTGCTACAACTAGCGGTGACTATTATAATATAAGTAGTACTTCTGCTACGCAGTTTAGTGTTTCTATTTTTAATGCAAATAACGATAGACAAGCTAGAGCATTTACTTTTACTGCTACAGGTTATGGGAAGGGTATTTAATTAATGGCACAAGTACAATCAGGAAATTATCCAATACCAAATGATACAGGTGCTAATGTTTTATCTGATATAAATGAAAATTTAGCTGCTTTAAATTCTAACAATGCTGCTAGTACTCCACCAAGTAATACTCTTGCACATCAATTTTTTGTAGATGAATCTACAAATCCTGATACATTACGTATTCGTAATTCAAGTAATAATGGTTATATAGATTTAGGAAAATTAGAAACCGATTTAGGCCATATGCCTAAAACTGGAGGTACTTTTACAGGTGCTATAAGTTTTCCATCTGGTACAAAAAGTACACCTGCAATACAACTTAATGATGCTGACACTGGTTTCTATCTGTACGCTGCTAATGACATTGGAATATCAACTGGTGGTGAAGTAAGAGTTAATGTAAATTCTAATGGTTTAACAATTAATGAAGGTAAAGAATTACGTTTAAAAGATCCACAAGATAATAATTATATTGCTTTAAAATCACCAGCATTAAATTCAGATATAACTTTTACACTTCCAGATAACGATGGCAACAGTGGTGACAAGTTAGAAAGTGATGGCAATGGTAATTTATCTTGGCAGCCTGTAGCTGGTGTTCCTACTGGTTCTGTTCATTTAATGGCAACTACAACAGTGCCTTCTGGTTATTTAGAATGTAATGGACAAAGTTTATCTAGAACAGGTACATACGCTAATTTATTTTCTATTATTGGCACAACATGGGGTGCTGTAGATGGAAATCATTTTAATATTCCAGATTTACGTGGAATGTTTGTAAGAGGTTGGGCTAATACAAAAACAGGAACAAATGATGATGGTAGAACTTTTGCACAAGCACAATCGTCACGAAATAAATCACATACTCATACCGCTAGTGCTGGTTCAACTGTTACTGACCCAGGCCATAGACACCCATCTAGAGGTTATGGAACTGATGATGACGGTGGCGATCAGTTTACTGGTAGTGGTAACAACAGTCTTAGAAATAATGCAATAGAAGATGCAAATACAGGTATAACTGTTGCAACTAATGTTACGATTGCAGCAGATGGTGATGATGATGCAAGACCTGATAACATTGCAATGATGTATGTTATTAAAACTTAATTATGGCAATTCAACCTGGTACATATAATTTTACTTTGCAACGTAGATCAGATCATAGTATTCCATTGTTGTTTAAAGATGGAAATGATGCTGCGATAAATTTAACTGGATATACTGTAGAAGCACAGGTTTGGGAAGAAACACGCACCACAAAATATGCAGATTTCGCTGTTACCTATACAGATCGTTCTGCTGGTTCTGTTTCAATAGCGTTGACAGACACACAAACAGCTACATTTACCCCTGATATTTTAAAATATGATGTTTTATTAACTGATCCTTCAGGGTCGAAAGAATATTATTTAGAGGGTACTATATATGTAAGTGAAGGTTACACCGCATGACTTCAGTTAATGTTACAACTACAAAAAATACAGTTACAGTAAATGGAGAAACTCGTGTTGTTACTGTAAAAACTCAGGGTTCACAGGGTCCTAGTTTGCCTGATGGTGATAAGGGTGATGTAACAGTATCTAATAATGGAACAGCAATCAGTATAAATAATAATGCGATAACAAGTGGCAAGATAGCTGATGGAGCGATAGTAAATGCGGATATAAATGCAAGTGCTGCGATTGATCTAACAAAACTTGCCACAGGTGCATTACCTACAGCTATAACTGTCACAAGTGCAAACATATCTGACCTTAGTATTGTTAATGCCGATATAAATGCTAGTGCTGCTATACAGGGAACAAAGATTTCTCCTGATTTTGGATCTCAAAATATAGTTACAACAGGAACTTTAAGTTCTGACAATATAACCATATCTGGTACACACCCAATTTTATTTTTAACAGATACGAGTAATAATCCTGATTTTGAAGTAAAAAATCAAAATGGTAAATTTGTTATAAGAGATGCAACTAATGCTGCAAATAGATTAAATATAAATTCAGACGGACACATTGATTTAAAAACTAATGTAGATTGCGAAGCTGGGCTTGACGTGACAGGAGATATCACAGTAACAGGAACTGTTGATGGTCGTGACGTAGCTGCTGACGGAACTAAATTAGATACCGTAGAAACAAATGCTAAAGACGATCAAACCGCAGCCGAGATAAAAACATTATTAGATAGCAATGGTATTGTCAACTCAAACGTAGATGCAAGTGCAGCGATAGCTGGAACAAAGATTTCTCCTAACTTTGGATCGCAAAACGTAGCTACAACAGGTACTTTAAGTTCTGGTGATATAACAATATCAAGTACTGCACCTAAACTTTTTTTAACCGATACTAACTCTGATAGCGATTTTAGGTTAACTAATGCTAATGGAGTTTTTGAAATTAGAGATCAGACTAACTCTGCCTCTAGACTTTTTATTTATTCTGATGGTCGTACTCGTGTTCTTGGAAATTTAGATGTTGATGCAGGTATTGATATAACAGGTGATTTAACAGTAAGCGGAAACATGACTGTTTCTGGAACGACCACAACGATTGATACGACTACGCTTACAGTTGAAGATAAAAATATTGAACTAGGCAAGGTATCAACTCCTACCGATACTACTGCTGATCAAGGGGGTATAACCTTACTAGGTGCTACGAATAAGACGTTCCAGTGGTTAGATGCTACAGATAGCTGGACAAGTAGTGAGCATATTGCATTGCCTGACAGTAAAAAATTACAGCTAGGTTCTTCTCAAGATTTGCAGCTATTTCACGATGGAAATAACAGTATCATTAGAGATGATGGTACTGGAAGTTTAAGTTTACAAAGCAATGGAACAGAAATAGCACTTTATAATCACTCTAATAGTGAGTATCTAGGTAGGTTTATTAATAATGGGGCAGTAGAACTCTACTACGACCACGTAAAACGTTTTGAGACAACATCAACTGGTATAACCGCAAGTGGCACACAGCACATATTTACATCTGGTACATCAGGAGATTGTGAGTTAATAATAGCTGCTGACTCAGATAATAATAATGAAAACGATAATCCAAGACTTATTTTTAGGCAAGATGGATTATTAACTTCAAATTCTATTGGAATAAATCACCCAAATGGTAATGATAATAATGATTTATATATTGCTAATGGTGGGTTTAACGGAGATATTAGTTTTTATACAGGATACGATAGTAACAACCAAAATAATTATACGGCTGCAACAGAAAGATTAAAAATAACTAGTGCTGGCAACGTACAGATACCAAACGACACAGGCAAATTACAACTAGGTACTAGTCGAGATTTAGAAATTTATCACGATGGAAGCCATAGTTATGTTGAAGATAGTGGAAGTGGTCAGTTAAGACTAAAAACAGATCTACTTGCAGCACTGTCATCTAGTAATGAAGTAATGATAAAAGCTACTCAAAATGGATCGGTAGAATTATATTACGACAATAGTAAAAAATTAGAAACAACTTCTGCTGGTGCTACTGTAACAGGTCAATTAGGAATAGGTACATCAAGTCCTTTAGAGAAATTAGATGTATTTAATGGTTGTGTAAACGTAGGATACTCAGGTAATACATCAGGAGATAAAATATTACTTAAAGGTTTTGGGAATAGATCAGGCAATTCAACTTTTGGAAACGTAAGTATTCGTTCTACTTATAACAACAGTAATAATGCAGGTAGCCTTGATTTTTATACTGCTAGTGGTGGTACAAACACTGACGAACGTTTAAAAATCACATCTGATGGTAACGTACAAATCCCAGCAGATAACGCAAGACTACAAATAGGTGCTAGTCAGGATTTAGAGTTATATCATTCTTCTAATAATTCAATAATTAATAACAGTGCATCTGGTTATTTGTTTCTACAAAGTAATAATTTAGCACTTAGAAGTACTGGTCAAGAAAATATGATTGTTGGCACTGCTAATGGATCAGTAGATTTATATTACGACAACAGCAAAAAGTTTGAGACTACTGCTAATGGTGCTGCTGTATCTAATATCACAAATAATCAAGGTTTAGATCTTAATGGTGTTGGTAATAATACTTGTATTAGATTTATGTCTACTGGTTCCTCACCAGGACACGCTTATAGAATTGCTTATCACAGTTTAACCAATTATATATACGGTTCACCTGCTTTAACTTTTGACAAAACAGACACCAGTGGGAATTTTGATTCTCATATTGCTGCTATAAGTGATGGTGGTTTTCATCTTGCAGATAATAAGAAACTGCACGTAGGTGGTACAAGTGCTACTGGCGATTTACAAATTTATCATAGTGGTAACAACGCTTTTATTACTAATACTACTGGTTTCACTTCTTTAAAATCTTCAAATGGTATTTTATATTTAAGTGGAAATAATACACATATAAGATCAGGAGATGATGGTGAAACTCAAGCTGTATTTAATGATAATGGAAGTGTAGAACTTTACTACGACAATAGTAAAAAGTTTGAAACAACTACTAATGGTATTGATGTAACAGGACAAGTTAAAGCTGATGAACTTTATCTCTTAGATAATGAGGTTGTAAAACTTGGAATAGGTGGAGACCTACAAATTTATCATTCTGGAACAGCATCTTATGTACAAAATTCAACTGGTTTTTTATTTATACACGGTAACGATATTGCATTAAGATCACAGGCAAATGAAAATTATATTGTTTGTGATGCAAATGCAGAAGTAGAACTCTACTTCGACAACAGCAAAAAGTTTGAGACAACTTCAACTGGAATAGATGTTACAGGCAGAATATTTGGAGACACTATGAGTCTTGGTGGTACTGGAACTACTTATGACGCATTATTTCAATTTTCACATAACACAGCTTATTCTGCCTCTGGCACAAATGCAAAAGTAGCTATTGGAAATGCTAATAGTTCTGCTGCAACGAACTCGACTGGAATTCATATGTTTACTGATGGAAATGGTAGAGGTGTTGTTAACTTAAATGCTTGCAATAATTCAACAAATGCTTCTGCTGATTTTGTAGTACAGACAAGACATAATTCTACACTGGGAGAAAGATTACGAATTACATCTAACGGTAACGTACAAATTCCAGCAGATAACAAGAAGCTACAAATCGGTGCTGGTCAAGATTTAGAGATATTTCATAATAGTGATGTAAATACAATAATGTCTACAAATGGTCAGTTATTTATAAAAGGTGATGCCACTAATTTAATTGGAATACAATCAAAAAATGGAGAAAATGATGCTTTATTTTACCCTGATGCTCAAACAGAGCTTTATTACGACAACAGTAGAAAGTTTGAGACTACAAGTACTGGAGTTACTGTTACAGGTGCTTTGACTGTAGGTGTTGCAAGTGCTCTTAGTAACAATGTGGCACATTTAAGATTAGCTGATTCAAGTATTGCAACTCCTTCTAGTCAGTCTGTTTTATTAGCTGAAAATAATACTAACGCATGGATAACTATTGGTTCTGGTGCTTCAAGTTATGGTGGTATTTTATTCGGAGATAGTGGTCAATCGGATAGAGGTCAAGTTCGATTTAACCATAATGGCGATATTATGCAACTTATTGCAAATGAAGAGAAACTGTTTCAAGCAACTCTTAATGGTGCAGCAGAATTATATTACGACAACAGTAAAAAGTTAGAAACTTTTTCATCTGGAGTAAAAGTTACAGGAAGAATTGAAATACCAGATGGTAGCGGATATGGTTTAAGGATCGGAGATAGTTCTGACCTACAAATTTATCACTCAGGAAGTCACAGTTTTATAGACGATACTGGTACTGGCGATATGTATATAAGAGGAGATAATTCTCTTAAAATACAAAATGCTGC